CGCTTTGAATAGATGTGCTTCATCTCCGACAACCATATCGAATGTTTGCATTACTTCTTTAGGTGCTTTACTAAATGATTGCCATGTTGTAATTGTTATTGGTGCATCGAATACTTCTTGACCATGATATATCTTACAGATAGGTTCTTCATATCCATAGTCTATAAAATCTTTTGTCATTTGTTCTACTAATGATGTTGTAGGAACTATGATTACAGTTTTCTTATTATAGTATCTTGCCAACATATAAATGATTAATGACTTACCACTTGCAGTGGGTGATAGCAATAGTTGTCTACCATACTTAATTGCAGTCATAAATGCTTCTAATTGATAATCTCTTGGTACCAATGGAAGATTAAGATTCGTTGCAAACTCTTCTAAGTCTTTTGCATCAGTCTTTTCTCCTATTACATCTTCTATACCACCAAAATCGAACCCTCTTTCTCGGCAGAACTCGTCCACATAGGGTAATAGTCCTATGTAAATCTTACGAGTTTTTAATGAGAACAGTCTTACTTTGCCATCCCAATACTTATTTCTATAAGAAGGCATGAACTTTGCGTTCGGAACTGTAAACGAAAAGAAGTCATATAAGTCTCGTGCAAGACCATCGTCACACTCAACTTTCATAAAACATTCGTCTACCTTTGAGACAATGACTTGATTAGACATATGGTTGACCATGATACCAACTAACTAGTGATACTCTTGTTCCTCGTGTCACTGGCGTGACTTGGTGATGCACAAATGAAGGAAAGACTATAAGTGTTCCTCTTGCCTTTGCGCTGAAAGGTGCAGTTTTAATATATGGGTCAACATTAATATTTTGAGTTCCTGTTGATTTAAGTCTATCAAATATACCAACTGGTTCAATCCATTGAAAGTTTCCTCCCTCATACTCATCCGGATATGATAGTTGAATTGTTGAACTCAACTTTCTCACTCTACCACCATGTGACTGAGCATCCTGACCGGCATCTGTATGCCATGTATAGAAATCTCCTGTGACTTTTGAGTCTGGTCTATGATGATAAATTGTATACTGATGATTCTCTACATGGTCCCATTGATGCAACCAATCTCCTTCTATACTCGCTTGATTGATTCCATCTGTTATTCTTTGTTGAATTTCATCAGGCATGATGTTGTGTTCTAACCACTTAACATCTGATTGTCTGATATAGTTATCGTCTTTACCATCTAAGTGGTCTGGTGGTGCATCTGGATCCTTATCTAGATTACCAACAAGACCAGGAACTATATCTACCGTATTTGCGACAGCGTGTATTAATTCACATTCATGTGATGTGAAATACTCTGGAAAGATAATTGCGTAATTCTTTAATATCATTACTGACCTGCCATGAACTTACGCCACTCGATTGTATTCTTAATTGTCTGGTGTCTCCATGTAATATTATCCATACATCTCTTAACAAAGTCTACAGTGACTTCGAGATACTCTATCTTGGACTTTAATTCTACTAAATCTGGATCTGAGTTGAAGAAGTAATTGAAATCATTCTTCATAATTTTTAGACCATCGAATGGGTCTTTTTGCCAACCAAACTTCTGAATCGTATCATCGTCTAACTTACCTGTGAACCATAACCATTTATACTTCAATAATTCATTGTAGTCTTTGTTATACTTCTTGAGTAGTAATACTTTGGTGGTTAACTCGTCTGAGTATTTTGCGTGTAGTTTGGGAACTTCTAGAGATGCAGAATCGAGTTCAATATCATCGATTTCACAATCCTTTTCCCACTCAGCTTTCAATTGTTCTAAGTTCATAATATACCATTATAACACAATACCCTAGTATTTATAAGGGGGTTTAAGACTTGTCTGCGATGTCGTAGTATGAGAATCTAAATGATACATTGACCAATGCTGGTTCTGAATCAGCGCCAGATTCAAAGTCAATTGAACCCAATGCAACAGGAAAACAATCATGAAATCTAATGTATCTGTTAGGTATATTCTTATTTGTATTAACAACTAGAGTTATATCTGAGTATTGATTCAAGTCATTTGCCTGAGATTGTAATATATTAGTGCTTGATACAGCTGTCTCAGTGTATGTTCCATACAATGCTGGGTCACTTAAAGGAACTATAGAGTCTATCCAGTTGTATATCTCAGTAAAGTTCTCTAAGTCTTCATCTACTAAGAACCCTACTTCTAATGTATCGAATGATGCCTTATCGCCTGGAAAGAAAGCGTCTAGACCAACACCAGCAGATTGAACTGTTTCTCCAAACTGAACACCTGGTATGTTTACTGTTCGAACATAATACTCTACAGTAGGAACTTTATCTATTACAAGTCTAAAGTTATTTCTGTTTAATACTGATTTGTTTATGTCTGATTTATATGCCATACCACTATTTATGTAAAAAGGGGACCGAAGTCCCCTTAGTTAAGAAACTTATTATTTCTCGTTCACAAACTCATTGAGTTGTCTTGCAGTAGAAATGACTTCTTCTGTAGAAACGAATTGTGTCCCTAATGGTTTTTTATCATTAGGAAAAGAATCGTTGTGCGTATTAACCGCATCGTTCTCTCTATAGATGTTGCCTTCTAAAAGACCTTGTGCTTGATTGAGCAAGTCTGCTCTTATTTCGAAACCCGATTTGGGTTGATTTGAATTTGACATAATTTCCTCCTGTGTGTATGTGTGTTTATGTCTGTATCTTAATGATACACTTATATTTAGTGCATAAAAAAAGGGGTCTCGAAAGACCCCTTTTAACTCGAAACGAAATTCGATTAACTACTAAAATTACAGAATGTTAGATACTGCGATTTTTCTGTAGTATTGGTTAGTTCCATCAGTCGCAAGACCGTTAGCAGGTGTAGCACCTACGAATGGGTTTGAAACCATTCCGTATCTTGTTTTGAAACCGATTTTTGGTTGGAAAGTGTTCTCGCCAACTGCTCTCACCATTTGAAGTGGAACATATGGGCAATAGAACATACCAGCGTCATAAGGATTAGAACCTCTGTAACCAACTGTCATGTAGTCTGAACCTGCATAAGGGTCAACATACACTTTAACTCTTCCGTTAAGAACACCGGCGAAAGTATTGCCAGTATCATCAACATTCAAGTTAGTTGATAACGCAGGAGCGTAATCTAAAACGCCTGCCATTGAAAGAGCAGATGCAACATCACTTGAGCAAAGGATAAAGTTACCTTTTCCTCTACGAGTTTCTTTTGCAATTGTGTTTGATTCTCTTTCGATTTGGAACAATAAACCTTTGAACTTCTCAACTGACCATCTTCCGTTAGCGTCAACATCTAAGTTGAAAGTACCAGCAGATGCAGTGCCAGCGGCACCAGTTTTTGCTTGGTTGTTTACTTCTCTTACAACTTCTCTGTTAATCTCTGCAAGTATTTCACTTGAAAGAATGTTTGCTAACTCAGACTCAGCGTCAAGACCGTGGATTGCTTTAAGGTCTTGTGCAAGTTCTAGAGTGTATTCTGCTTTTAATGCTCTGGATACAGCAGTCACAGTTGATTTCTCAATAGTGAATGACATTTCAGCAAATGCGTTATTAGCGGCATCGCCTAATGCTTCTGATGTAGCTGTGCTCATACCAGTAGAAGTAGCGTTTTGATACGCACTTGAACCAGCAAATGGATCACCTTCTGGATCAGCATCAACACCAGCGTTGTCTGTATTAGCTGCGGCTGAATGAGCAGTTCTTGGCTCATTAACACCCATAGCTTCAGAATTTGCTAATCTTGTACCTGAAGGGTAATCTTGGTATCTTGCTTTCATAGCGAAGATAAGTCCTGTAGGACCAGTCATTGGTTGAACACCACAAATGTCGTAAGCAACGAGATTTGGCATAGCTCTTCGAACTAGTGATATAAGGATAGGATCCCAATTACTAATTCCAGTGCCAGTAGCATTTAAAGGTGCTGCTTCCTCAAGAGTTGCTCTGTCTTCTGCAAGAGCTTTTTCTTGGTTTTCAAGGATTACAGCAGTGACGGCTCTTTTGTAGTTGTCTTCGATTTTAGGTAAATCGGAGTGCTCTAGAATAGGGCTCCACTTTTCTTGTAAATTTTCTGATAAAAACATTTTTGTTTCCTTTAAATTTAACCTAATGGTTATTGTTTAATATAAAACTTAACCTAATGGTTGTAGTTTACTAATTGCAGATGAATACTGGTTCATAGTAGGATCGATTACTCTCTCTTCTGAATCAGATGAGAAGTCGCCTGTTCCTTCTTCTACTTTAGTATCTTCTGCGATGTTTTCGTCTTTTGGAAAGTAAGCATTCTTAAGTTCTTCAACTTTATCACTAAAGTCTTCAGCACTATTGAAGTCTACACCTTCTGCAAGGGAAACCATCTTCTCTGTTTGTGATTCTGTTAGGTCAGCACATGCTTCTCTAATCACATTGCCTCTTTTGAGTTGGTCGTTCTCTTCAACAACTTCCATATTTTTAGATACTTCGTTGTCTAGTTTCTCTTCCATCTCATCAAGACGATTTGCGAGTTCATCAATAACATTATACTTATCTTCGGGAACTTCAACATAATGTTCTACGAACAATGTTTTAAGTCCATCGATAAAGTTATCTGTCATTTCTGACCTCAAACCTCTTTCGATTGCAAGTTCGTTTTCTTTCGTCCACTCTTCTGCACAATAGGATAGATACTTGTCAACTGCTTCACTAAGGTCGCCTTTAACTTTATCTACTGAGGTTTTTAAATTCTCTGAATAAGTTGATTCTAATTCTTCTTTGATTTCTGCAACTTTTGAAGAGACTGCAGCCTTAAAGATAGTTCTTGCTTTCTCAGAATTTTCTTCTGATAGTTCAAGAGCTTCTGAGATTTTAGATAGGTCGTCTTCTATATCCATCTCAACTAAATCAGACTCGATTTCATTAGACTCTTTGACATCTTCTTCGTCATCTTCGTCTTCTTCATCTTCGTCTTTATCTTCTTCGTCTTCGTCTTCTTCTTTAACTGCTTCCACAATTTTTGAATAAGTTTCCGCAACTGTTTCTTCGTCTGAACCCTTTAAGAATTCAACGATGTTTCTTGCGATTTCTGCTTTAGTCAAGGATTCGTCAACCTCTTGAGCATCTTCGTCCTCAGACTGTACCATTTCTGAATACATTGTCTGTAGGTCTTCTTTACTCATATCCTTCATAGTGTTGACCATAGCCTTGATATTTTGCATTTTGGAAGGAGCATCTTCTGAAATAGCTTTTTCACTATCAGTTTCTTCTTCTTCTTTTACTTTTTTCAACTTAGGTTGCTTCTCGGCAGGAGCTTCACCTTTCTGTTGAGCGTCACCACTCACTTCTTTGGTTCCTTTCTCTGCACTCTTAATAGATGCAACTGCTTTGTCAACAGGATTTTCTTCTGGTTTGACGACTTCACCTTTACCACCTTCAATTTTGGCGGCATCTGATGAACCTTGCTTAACAGGTTTTGAGTCACCTTTTTCTGCTTTAGAATCAGGCTGAAGTGCCTCTTCTATCGCTTGTTCTAGGTTTTTTTCTAAATCTGCCATTTGTTTCTCCTGTTTGAGTTTTAGCTTAACTCTTTTATTTATATATTATAGGTTCTCTACGAACTTCTTCCATAAAATTAATTTGGTTTCCTCAAGTTTATTAAGCCTTGCAGACTTTAAATCTTTCTGCATTTGTTCGGCGTCTTGTGCTTTAAGAATACCAGATTCAAAGACCCATTCAACTCCTTCCATGATACCTTCAACGAAGGCCTCAGGAGCACTAGGGTCCGCAACGATATCAGCGGCAGTTGCCAGTTGAAAATCGTCTTTAACATATTGAGCACCACCTCGTTGTTCAAGCGAACCTAAACCTCGTGATGAAACTCCTAGTTTTGCACCGTCATTAATCAAATTCTTAACTATTTGACCGTTTGGTGTTGATAAAATCTTTGCTCTCCCCATGAAGTTATTACCATCTTCTTCTAGTTTGGTAATCATGTGAGATACTTTGTCTAAATTGATTGTTGGACCATCAGGATGTCCTAACTCACCGAATGCTCTGTCTTTCTCGACAAACTCTTTAACATATCGGTTTACTTCTTTTGCCATGACTTGTTTTGGATATACACGGCCGTTTCTGTTTTTGATTTCTGATTGCATGAAAACACCTTCGATAAAGTGTTCTTTTTCACCCTTTTCGTTTTCTTCAACGATGATTGGTGAGATTTGATAATCGTTAAATTCTGATATTAATTTCATGTGTTTGTCTCCTGTATGACATTCAATATTTCTTCTTTTGAGATGTTCTCTTCACCCATTTGTCTAATCACATTCTTAATATTTTTCATCTCTTTCTCGGCTTCTTTCATGTTTCTGTATGGGTCTCCCATGGAAACTCCATCTATATAGACATGAACTTTTCCTCGTTTATCTTCGCCGAATCTTACATCCAGCGTTTTACTACCTACTTTTTCGGTAGACTTCTTAACTTCTTTCTGACCACGAGGAAGTTTAAACTTTGCCTCATTCAGAATCGTTGTTATCTGTTCCCAAGTTTTCGCCATTATTCCAATCTACTGACATCTCGACTCTTTTCATATCGACAGCGTCAGCAGCCTTTTGTTTGATGCCTTGATTTATCGTATCTTTCGCATCGTTTAATTTACCAGCTTCTATCTGGTCTACTATTTTATTACTAATTTCTGACATTAGAATTCATCTCCTTCTTCTTCACTATGCCCCTCAGAATCCATTTCGCCTTGTATTCTAGCAATATCGTCTTCTGAGAAACGAAGTATATGTTTTCTGATATACTCATCAGAAAAATACTTACCAACAAATGATTCTGCTTGTGAAAGAGTATCTAATCTCTCTCTAATAATCTCACCCTCTTTCAATTCTTGGAAGTGATTATCTGTTGCAAAATCATAATATATAAAATCTTTAAATGCATCGAACTCTTCTCCTGAGACTATGTTCTTAAGAATCATTTGAGTTCTTAACAAGTCTGTAAAGAGTCTAGCAAATTTAGTTTGCAGTCTCTTAGTGAACTTGTTAAACTTAAGTTCATCTCTAGATATCTCAGATGCCCTACCCATATTGAAACCATTATCAGCCTCAAGTCTTGAGATAGGCACATTAAGAGAACGATACAACTTCTTCTTGAAGTATTCTATATCTTCTATCTCTGCAAGATTCTGACCACCTGGTAGAGTTGTAATCTCCGTTCCTCGACCACCTTCTCTTCTTGGTAACCAAAAATCTTCTAGCATTGACATATGGCGTCTATCATCTTTGATTTCACCTGTATCTGCATTATAAACAAGTTTATTTCTATACTTGTTCATAGTATCTGCAAGATACTGTTCTGCCTTTGCCTTTGGAAGGTTTCCTACATCAATGTAGAAAATTCTTCTTTCTGGTGCCCTTGATATCCTATAGATAACAAGTGCATCTTCCATCATTGATAACTGATT